TGGGGTAGGGTGGGGGTGTGATTGATGGCGCCGGGAAGGGTGCCGGAAAGGTAGGCTGATGATGGAAGATTGGGAGCGCGATATCGCGGCGGCGTGGAAGGAGGGCGTGATCCTGCGGGATAATGGGACGCGGCACGATAGTCCGGAGTGGGCGCGGCGGGAGCGGTTCGCGGTGGCGCTGTCGGAGAAGTGGACGCCGGGTTGTCTTGCGAGTCGGGCGATCCTGCGGGCGTACATCCTTGGGGTGATGGGTTGCGAGTGGCACGTTGTCCCGGCCCTGCGCGAGGGTGTCAACGCCGGTTCGATTGACGGGGTGATCGCGTGATTGCGGTTACGGCGGTGCCCGCCATCGGCGGCGGCGTGATGGTTCGCGGCGCGCGTGGCCGGTTCGTGGGTGTCCTGCGCGATGCGGTGCCGGTCGCGGAGGGGTTCCGAATGGTTGGCGGCCGGCTGTTTACGGTGACGCGGCTGCCTGACGCGCCGGTGCCGGCGTGGGCGTGTAAGCGGCGCCCGGTGGGGAAGTCGCAGCACGGGAAGCGTGGCGGGTACCGCGAGGGTTCGCGGGAGAAGTGGGCGGCGCGGGCGGTGGCGTTCGCCCGCTAGTGTGGCCGGGGGCGGGCTGGTGCCCGTGCCGGGGTTCGATTCCCCGGCGTCCCCATTGGAACGACCTAGGATCGGCGGAGTGCGCCCGGAGGGCAGGAGGAAGGGAGGGGCGCGCCTTCGGTGGGGTGGGAATGTTTGCGAAAGGTTTACGGATTCTTTACAACGGGGCCGGAATCGTCCGGTAGTCTTGGAGTGTGGCCGCCGGGAAGGGTGGCCGGAAAGGGAATCATGACAACGCTCAACGCAGAAACGCTAGCCCGCGTTCGTGCCACGTTCGCGGCCGTCAACGTGCACTACCCGGCGAAGTCGCCCGGCGCGCTGCTCACCTTCACGAATCCGAAGGTCAACAAAGAGGCAACCGAGCGCGGCTACATGCCCGCCATCCTGCACCTCGCGCCTTCCACTATGGTCGGCGCGGACCTCTGCCAATGGGCTACGCCCGAGTGCCGGGCCGCGTGTCTCAACACGGCGGGCCGGGGCGGCATCGGCCTTGACGCTAGCGGGTGGAACGTGATTCAGGCCGCGCGCATCCGCCGCGCCGCCGCCATGCTCCTCACGCCCGACGACTTCGCCGACCGCCTGACACGGGAGATCACCGCCCACGCGCGCCGCGCTCGCCGCCACGGCCTCGCGCCCGCGCTCCGCCTCAACGGCACCAGCGATCTCCCGTGGCACCGCACGATGCCCGACGTGATCGCTCACGCGCACGCCGAAGGTTGCACGCTGTACGACTACACGAAGCGCGTCACTCCCGACGCCGCCGACTACGGCATCGATCTGACGTACTCCTACCCCGGCGGCAACGGCGCCGCCGCCCGCCGCTACCTCGCCGCGGGCCAGCGCGTGGCCGTCGTGTTCAGCACCCGCAAGGGTCACGCCCTGCCCCGCGAGTGGCACGCCCCGTGGGGCGAGGCGGTCCCCGTCATCGATGGAGACGCGCACGATCTCCGCTTCATGGATCCCGGCGGCGTTATCGTCGGGCTCCGCGCGAAGGGCAACGCCCGCCGCATCACCCCCACCCCGACCGGCTTCATTCAGCAGGGCTGACCTGTAAGGAGAACACCGTGGCACACGACAACCTCCCCGAACACCCCTACGACCGACCCGACTACCACGGCACGCCGTGGCCCGGCTCGCCCGAGGCACGATCCTACCTCGCCAATCCCGACCATCCCGACGACTACGAACCCGATACGGAGGACGGCCCCGATGCTTGACACCGACGTCATCATCATCACCGCCATGATCGTCGGACCCGCCCTGCCGATCCTCTTCCTCTGGGCCGTACTCTCCCGATAATCCTTACGAAATCTTTACGGAACCCAAACAAACAAACCGAAAAACTAGGTTATGATGAGGGTACACCGAAAGGAGGGCATGGTGCCCGACGACCAGACCGACGCGCAGCACCTGCTCGCGCGGTGGGACAACCTCATGCGCGACGAGGCGGCCCGCATCTACAAGGACGCTCCGCTCCCGAACGGACACCGGGCGCGCAGGGCCGAGGTCTCCGACGCGCTGGAGGCGCTGGGCTGGGACATCAACCCCGACGTGTCCGGCCTGCCGACGTGGAAGTACTACGGCACCCCGTCGTAACCCTTACAAAGTCCGAACAATCATGCCGCAAACCTGTGGCATGATGAGTACACACCCCGATCCATGGAGGGATCACCACATGACCAGCATCGACCTGCACGACATCGACACCGCCGACCCGGACATCCTCCGCAGGCAGGCGCAGCGCCTCAAGGACGACCTCACCCGCATGGGTCAGCACGTCTCCAACCTCGCCGGGCTCGTCGACCACCTCGCCGAGGACGACGACACGGTCGCGCGGATCCGCGAGTGGTGCGCCGATGACAACGCCGTCATGCTCACGGTCCAGCAGTACACCGACGTGAACCTGCGCTCGGAGTACGAGGTCCGCGTCACCGTCCCGGTCACCATCACCGTCGTGATGGAGGCCGTCAGCGAGGACGACGCCCGCGAGAACGTCTGCGAGTACCTCTCCAACGAGGTGACCGTCAGCGTCAGCGGCGCCGACGAGTGGGACTACGACGCCTACGACGCCGAGCCGGAGTACGTCAACCCGGCCTAGCACAAAACCAAAACCATCCGGCATACCGCACTGATGAGCGCCGGACGAAACGCCCGCCACCACGGGGGCGTCTGCGGACAGGTCAACGCGCGCAGTTGGCACTGATCCTGCGAGAACCACGACCCTCTGCCAAGGGGTCAAACCGGCAGGCAGACGCCGGGTAATGTATAGAACCCGAGAGTATTAGACGGGATTAGACGCTAGCCGCGGTTCTCAACAACACACCCCGCACGAAAGGAACAGGATGGACACCACGCACTACATGGAGGGGCGCAAGTGCTTCGCCCCGCTGGAGAAGTACATTGAGCGGACCGCCCCGGAGTGGCGGGACACCGTCCGCCGTCTGCCGTGGGAGTACATGGGCCACGACGACAAGGGCAACGCCCACTATCGGGAGCGTGAGGAGGGCAACCGCCTCTGCCTCAACCCGAACGGACGCCTCGGCGCCATCCACGCCGAGCGCGAGATCTAACAAAACCCAAACAAACAAAAACAAAACCTGTGGTACTGTAAGTACACACCCGAAGAAAGGAGAACGACCATGAGCCACGGCATCATGGAGAACGACCACGCCTTCTACGGCAACAGGCAGCCCGCGTGGCACCGCCTCGGAACCGTCATCGACGAGGACGTGGTTACCAGCAAGGAGGCCATGCGCCTCGCCCGGTTGGACTGGACGGTGGAGCAGTACCCCGTCTACGCCCACCTCGTCATCAGCGACGACGACGAGGTGCACGAAGTCGCCGTCCCGAACAAGGTCGCCAACGTCCGCATGGACACGCGCGAGCCGCTGGGCATCGTCACCCCCAACTACCACGTCGTCCAGAACAGCGAGGCTTTCGACTTCTTCGACGAGATCATCGGCCGGGGCGACGCCCACTACCACACCGCCGGCAGCCTGTACAACGGCCGCAAAATCTGGGCTCTGGCCCGCCTCAACCGGGAGATCCTCATCGGCGGCGACCCCGACGAGGAGATCACGCCGTACGTCTGCCTCGCCAACGGGCACGACGGCAACACCGCCGTCAGCGTGTACACCACGCCCATCCGGGTGGTCTGCCAGAACACGCTCCAGTGGAGCATGAAGGAGGCCAAGAACATGTGGAAGGGCAGGCACACGCAGAACATCAAGCAGAAGACGAACGACGCGCGCGACGTGCTGGGATTCAGCAACGAGTACTTCGACAACCTCCAGACCATCGGCGACCGGCTGATCAACACGCCCATGTCCAACAAGGACTTCGTCGACATGCTGGAGACGCTCGTCCCCCTGCCGACCATCGACCCCGACCAGAACACGCGCGGCCTGACCATCGCCGAGAACAAGCGCAGCGACATCACGGCGGCGTGGCAGGTGGACAACATCGCCAACATCAAGTACACCCGGTGGGGCTTCGTGCAGGCCGTCGCGGAGTACGTCGACTGGACGAAGACGCACCGCAGCGACGACCGCTTCGTCGACCAGAACCTGCTGGCGAACAACCAGACCCGCACCTTGAAGGACAGGAGCCTTGACCTCGCCCTCTCCTTCTGACGCCTCGCACCCCCGTCCCGGTCCACGTCCCGGGGCGGGGGGCGACCCCGCCGAAGAGCGGCGCTTGCGTTTGCGTGAGGCGGCTCGCAAAATCATCGCTGAATACAACGTAAAACCCAAAAGAAAGAGGTAACGATATGTGGGTATTCTCCCGCATGGGTTTCTTCTCTGTCGTAGAGAACAGAAACAACACCGAAGAGGTGATGGTTCGCGCGCGCTGCATCGACGACATCACCCGCTTGGCGCTAAGGCTAGGCAACAGCGCGATTACCCAAACACCGACGGCCGATTACCCGTACCGTCTGACCTGCCCCAAGACAGCGTGGGCAAACATCATGTATGACACGGCAGAAGACATCGACTACGATAACTTCAAGAACACCATCACGGACGATCCGCTGCGTTCGGCCTGCTACTCAGAGGTGTGGTTCGCCGCGATGATGATTGACGACAGGCAGTTCGACGAACACAGAGTGGTAGGCTAAGGACATGGATAAGAAAAAGAAAACCACGCGCAAGAAGGATTACTTCATCGACACAGAGGGGTTGCCGCCCGGATTCGCAAGGATTAACTTCGACTTCAACGGCAACTACGAGAAGGAGTTCAAGCGCAAGCCGGAGCCCAAGCAAAACCCCGGCAACAAAAAGGAAGACTAAACCCAACACACCCACCCGTCCGTCGCGTGATACGCTGCGCTGGCGGGTAGGGTGTGACCCGCTGATGACGGCAGCGTTTCTTCCTTTCCGCTGTCGATGGACGCGCCAGTCCTCCCCGCCCTCGCCGGTCCTTCCCTCCTAGCCGGCGGGGGCGGGTGTCATCCGAACACAATCCTTACAAACACGCCCCAAACCGTGAGGTACGATAAGAGTATGGACACACCCCACACTCATCCCCAACACCAAAACTACGCTGACGAGGAGCCTCGCCTCAGCCAGATCGAATCGATTGTCTGGGAGCGCCTCTCGTTCTCAGCCGAGGCGGTCGCAGACCTTGACGAAGCCATCCGCGTCATGGTTAGCGGCATGCTGTCCCGCTGGGGCATCGCCGTTGACCGCAGGGACATTGAGATTCGCATCTCATGTCGCCGCAGCGTGGAGAACATCACGCTCAACGGGCGCCCCCGCAAGCGACTCAACTTCCACAACATCGCGGCACACACCGCAACGAAGGACACCTTCATTAGCACCAGCAGCACGCTGCCCCACGATCACATGGTCTTCATGCGCGGGGCAACGCATACCGGCAACTACTTCTCCATGAGCATCGTGCAGGACTACGACAAGGGCCGCTTCGTTTCCGACAAGGATTAGCATGGACATCACACTTGAAAACTGGGAGTACGACTGGGCCAGCCACGTCGGCGTCCGCCGCATGCTCGCCCGCATCGACTCGCCCAACGCCAAACACTACGCCGACGACGACAGGCGCCAGATCGAACTGCTCGCCACCATCGCCAGCGCATGCTGCGAGATGGCAGTAGCCAAGTGCTACAACCTGTACTGGTCCGGCCATTACTGGGACTCGCGCGACCACGGCGACTACAAGCACCTTCCCGACGTGGGCGGTGGCACCGAGGTCAGGCGGGTACGCAAGGCGGGCGCACCGTTCGCCGTCCGTATGCCCGAGGTCCGCGCCCAAAAGACCATGGTCGCCGCCTTCGCGCACGACCCGGACTACCGCACCATCACCGTGTACGGCAGCATCAGGGCTGACGTGGCGTGGGAACTGTCCGAGCCGTCCGACTTCGACCCCGAGGGCACGCGCTACTGTGCCCTGTCCAACCTGACCAGCAAGATCGCATGAAGAAAGTAACCAAGGTTTACCTTCGTGGCACGTTCGACGCGCCGACCAAGCGCGACTGGGGCGGACGCCCCGCAACGTACAAGCACTTCGCACCCGACGACACCCTCTACTACTACGACCACGACACCAGTAAGTATCGGTGCATCGTGGACGACAAGGGAGCAAGGGGCTTCGTGACCACCACCGACAACGGAGCCGAGTTCCTACCCCACGATTATTACGACCTACTCTCATACGATGCGGCCCGAATCATCTGCCACAAGGCAGGAGTGTTCCTACCCAAGCCGAACCACAAGCGCGACGGGCACCGCTGCCCCCCACCCCTGTTCACCATCGACACCCCGACCAAGACACGACCGGCATGGAATCGAAGCGCCATCCTGCGCCACATCGACGAGTGCCTGAGGAGAAAGAAGAATGCCTGACTACATCGACGCACCCGACCTCCCCGACGCCGAGCGCATCAAGGCGCTGCGGGATCTGCACAACGAACTGCGCACGCCCCACCCCAGCCTCGTTGAGACGAAGCCCAAAGGCGGAACCAATCTTTCATACGTCGGCCACGCAGCCGTCACGGAAATGCTGCTCCGCCACGATCCCCTGTGGGACTGGCAGCCGCTGGGCACCAACATGGACGGGTCCCCCATCGTTGACCGCAACGCCGACGGCAGGCCCATCGGCATGTGGATCACGCTGCGCATCTTCGACCACACCCGCATCGGGTACGGCAGCGTTGAGCCCAACGACCGGCGCTCCGACGGCGACCTGATCAAGGAGATCATCGGTGACGGCATCCGCAATGCCGCAATGCGGTTCGGCATCGCTCTGAACCTCTGGTCCAAGAACGACCTTGAGGTTGCCGCCCCGGAGGAGACGCCACACGACAAGGTCATGACTCAGGCCAAGGGATGGACGAAGGCCAAGCGCGACAAGATCAAGGCTGATCTTACGACGCACGGGATCATTGACAACCCGGCCAATTTTGAAGAGTTCGCCAGCAGCGTCGTCTACGCAGCCAAGACCCTGAACGACGAGATGCTGGTCAACGACATCGAAGGCTGGCTCGCCACCCACAACGAGAAGAAGATCGTCAAGGATCTTGAGGAGATCGCTACCGATGAGTAGCCTGCCCAAGAAGAACGACGACGGCATCGCCATGCTGTCGCACACCCAGATGAACAAGTTCAACATGTGCCCCAAAGCGTACGAGTACAGGTACGTCGAAGGCATCAAGGGCACCATGCCCGGACGCGTCAAGGTCGGCAGCGCCTTCGACAAGGCAGCAAACTTCATCAACGAAGAGCGCATGCTCAACAAGAAAGCCGACCCCGAACCCGCCATGCACCGAGCGACCGAGTACATGGACGATCCGGGCGAAGACTTCGACGAGACGGACATCGCCGCAGACGAAGGACTGATGAGCAGGCTGGACGAGGCCGTGCGCGAGTACGCCTCACTCATGGCCGACGTTGAAGTCATCGCAACCCAGCACGCCGTCTCCCGCAACATCCTCTACGACGTGATCATCGAAGGCTTCATCGACACCGTCGAACTGATCCCGTCCGACAACGTCGTCAAGGACGTGATGATCACCGACAACAAGACCACGCTCAAGAAGCGCAGCGGCAAGTACACCTACGACACGGCCACCATTGACCCGCAGTTGAGCCTGTACGCATGGCTCTACCAGCAGGACGCCATCACCGCAGTGGGCAAGGGGTGGCGCGTCGTTGACATCGGGCGCAAGACCCCGGGCCGCATCGAAGACGTACACGTCATCGACACCAACCCCGACGGGACCGCAAGCCTCACCGAACAGGCGCTACTCGCCACCGTCACCCAGATGGAAGCGGCCTGCGACACCGGCCTCTTTGCACCGCTAGGCCGTGGCACATGGCTCTGCTCCCACGCCTACTGCGAGTTCTACAATTGTTGCCCCTACGGCAAGAAGGGCCAGACCACCATCCCCATTGGGAAGTTCTGATGGACATATTCCTTGCCCTTACCCTAGGAACCCTGTCGGCCTTCCTCATTGGTCTAGTGGTGTATTGTGCGGGGGCAATCGCCATTGAGGTCATCACCACACCGATCTCTCTGGCAGAGGACATCATCGAAAACAGAAAGAAGAACAAGTGAACAGCGTCTACCTCATCGGCAATCTAGTGCGCGACCCAGAGCCCAACGGTCCAGCCATCAAGTTCACCGTCGCCCACAACGAGAAGTGGCGCGGCAAGGACGGCAACGAGCAGGAGAAGGTCAACTACATCGATTGCGTAGCGTTCGGCAAGACCGGCGAGATCATCGCCACCCTCGCCAAGGGACGCCGCGTCTGCGTAGAGGGCAAGTTGTCGTACTCCGCATGGGAGAAGGACGGACAGAAGCGCAGCAAGATTGAGGTCAGCGTCATGCGTGCCTACCCGTTCCCGCCCCGCACCGATGCGCCGGACTCTGCACCGGTTCCTGCGCCGACCAAGAGCGAGCCCGATGCGGACATTCCTTTCTAGCATCGCATGCGCCTGCGTCCTGCTTGGCCTCGCCGGGCAGGCGCAGGCCGCACCACCCAAATACTGGATCGAAACCGCACTCAAGATTGGAGCGTGCGAGCAGCCCTCCGGGCGTCCGGGTAAGTGGGCCGGCGTCAACTGGAAAAACAAAAAGAACTATTCCTTCAAGGGTGGCCTTGGTATGACCAACCTCTTGTGGGACACGTTCAAGTTGAAGGGCTACCCAGAGGACGCTCATCAGGCAACACCCATGCAGCAAATCGTTGCGGCGTGGAGGTTCTATCGTTGGGCGGAGCGCACCTATCCGGGGTACGGTTACACCGGGTGGGAGTGCAGCAAAATGATTGGCTTCTACGGCTTCAACGCCGACGGGACTTGGAAATAAGAAGGAGAACACCATGAGCCTTAACATCCCTTGCAAGAGAATCACGCGCGTTATGATTGGCAACGAGTGGATTGTGTGCCACGGCCAGTTCGACATCGACGCGTACGAGTTCGTCTATGTGGACGGCTTCCCCGACCGCGGCGAGGACTTTTGTGCCTTTAGACCAGAAAGCGGAGTTACCTACATAGGGTTCTCGTTTGAGACGACCGACGGGCACTTTCTGTCTGGTCCGATGACTGCTATCCAAGCGGTCGAATGGGATCCCCCCACCGCGTAGACACAATGAACATCGAACAGATCATCGGCGTAGCCATACTCGTCGGGATCGCAATCATCCTAGGAAAGAATGACCACCGACACTAACCCCGACTGCGACTGCCCCGTCTGCGCCGTCAGCCGCCTCTACCCACCCCACCAGAACCCCTCCGACAGAATCCCCAGCATCGTCGGCATCGACGTAAGCACCAAGTACATCGCCATCGGAATCGTCCCAGCCATGGGCGACATCAACGATGTCGGAGGATTCGGATTCAGCCTTGAGGCCAAGCGCGACCCCGAACGCTGCGCAGAGGCAGCAGTCAAAACGCTAGACGTAATCACCGTGATTATGGAAAGCGTCGACATCACCAGCATCGCAATCGAAATGCCGCGCGGCTTCGGCGGCAAGATCATCCCCATCGTCGGCGCAATCAGCGGAGTGTTCGGCGCCGGCAATGTGGAGTGGTACGCGCCCAGCCAGTGGCAGTCCACAATCAAGAAGCACTACAACATTGACCGCGACTGGATCAAGGAGGTCGGCATCAAGCCCGCCATCCACGGCACCGTCGCAGAGAACATCCCCAACGGGGAAAACCTTCTCGTCTTCAACGAGGACGAGCGCGACGCCCTCTGCATCGCACTCGCACACCGTATCGAAACACTAGGCAGCACAGACCTATCCGACTACGACATGATCTGGTTGAAAGGAGCATCGAAAAGAAGTGAATGAGGACTACAGGGAAAGAGTCCTACGTCTCGTCGTCGAAGAGGCAGTCCAAAAAGACAAAGACAAAGGCATGATCATCGACAACCCTTCGGGCTACTTCAACTACAAAATGGAGCGCGCCCGCCACCAAGCCAAGGAAGACCCGTCGTGGCTGATCCGACAAAAAGACCGCCTGCTGGGAACCACCCAAACACCACTTGGGATGCGGACATGCCACAGGTGCGGCGCCCCGCTGGCACCAAGCGTCGTGCTTGAACACGAAGGGAAGGACTACTGCGACCTAGCCTGCGTTGAGGGGACCGGGGTACGCATGAGTTTGAAGGAGTGGATGATCGGGCTGCGCCGCGACGGAAGCCGAACATGCACGCGCCGCGACGACAATGGGAATGAGATTGAGTTTGTGATAACGTACGCCGAAGCGGCACGCACTAACCCAAAGGTTGCAGCAGAAATTGAAAAGGAACAGAATGAGTTCTGACATGTGGGACAAGATCCACACGCAGTTGCCTCGCGCCATGGACATGGTGGAGCAGGCCGTCATTCCAGAAGTCTTCAACGAGACGTGGCTTTACCGCGAGTTGGAAGAGCGGTATCGTCGCGGGGAGCAAGAGCATGGCGGCGAGTGGCTGGACTGGAAGCCGATGGCATTCGTGGACAACATCCGCGAAGAGGTCTACGACATGATTCTATACTGCGCCATGAACCTCGCTCGCAGGGAAGAGGCCCGAAAGTACGGCGACATCAGCATGTCCTACAACGAGGCTAAACTCTTGTCATGCGAAGAGAAGCAGATGGAGACCGGAAGCGCCGGATGAAGCCGCACAAAGACGGCAAGATCAGCACACCCAACTGCGTCTGCGACGACGAGTGCGAGTACCCGTGCTGGCAACGCGCCGGAGTCACGCCTCCGTGCGAGGCATGCGGTTGCGATGCAGGCCACGACTGACCAGTCGCTCCCGCTTAGGAACCTCGTACTCCCCATACAACTCTTGTTTGATTAGTCGTTGCGCCTCGCGCAGACGAGCGTCAGCCTCCCACGGGCGATCCATCATGATCGCCTCCTGAGCCTTGACGATGCGCTGACGGACTGCGCGAAGCAGTTCGTCAGTCACGCGGCGACCAGTCACCCTGCGAACGCAAGTACCCAGCAGCGAACGCAATGATGACCGTGATCGCAGCAGCGACCTCCGTCGGGACATCAACACCAGCAAGACTAAGCAAATACACCAGCACCACCGTAATGGCTCCGGCGATACCACTCGCGGCAATCTTGGGATTCAGGTTCATTAGATCCTCACCTCGTAGTTGACGTTAGCCTTCATTGTACCGACACCGTCATGCCGGCCGGGCGATTCGATAGACAGGGTCGGGATGATACGCACGACAGGGGGACCGGTCGTTGCGGTGCCGCGCTTGCGAAATCCGCGCGTCTCCTCCCAAGTATCGTGCGTCTCGCCAGCGTCCGTGTCCACCCAGCCCTGCTTGTACGTCCCCGTGTGCGCGATCACGCGCGGCCAATCACGAACACCGCTACGCTCAACGCGCAGCGACTGTAGCACTTGTGCCACACGATCATGCGAGTGGCCACGGAGAATCACGTCCGCGTCCGTATACGAAAGTTCAACTTCCATCTGGTTCAACTTGGCGCCGCTGCGCCGGCCAGCCTGCCAGCCGTGCGCAACATCAAGCACGGTCACAGATTGAATCTTCGTGGGAGACGAAGCACGCACCCACTCCACCCGCACAAACCCGCCATACCCCATGTACTTCGACTGAATGCCAAGCATGGTGCAAATCTCGTTGCCGATCTCGCGGTCGGTGTGCTTGCGCACGGTGCGCTCATGGTTGCCCGACAACCACGCCCACACCTTGTCCTTGACGGGGTCGAACAATTCCACGACGTGGTCAACGGTGGCGCTGATGACGCCGCCCTCATGGTGCATTGCTTCGATATAGCGTTGGCTCCACATGCCGGCGGCGAAGCGGGGATCGCGGTGCGTGATGCAGTCGCCCGAGTCGCCCATGAAGATGATGCGAGCGTGGGGATCCTCTTCGATCTTTTTCAAGTCGGCACGCAGGGCGTCCTCGTCCACGTCCACGGCACCGAGGTGCGTGTCGCCAATCGGGTATAGGTTGATATGCGGCGAGGTCTTAGAGAAAACCTCGCGCGCTTTGACAACACGCACTACGCAACCACCCGCACGAAGCAGAGAACGTCGGACAGGTTCCGGGTCCGGATCTGGACCTCGCCGCCGTCAGAGTCCGACGACACAGACGTGTTGCCCTCAAGAGAAACAAAGGTACCGTTATTGCTGTTGATTGTCACCACGATGCCGACATGGTTAGCGACACCGTCATGCTTCCAAGAGAAGTATGCAACGTCGCCAGTCTGCTCCTGCCCGCGCGGCACCACGGTGGTACCGTACTTCTGCGCGCGCGCATCGTTGACCGCATACGGACAGTACGCCCACCGCTCGCCCCGCTTGAACGCCTTACTGCCAGCCTCAACGAAGCAGTACGTTACAAACATCAGACACCACGGCCCGATCAGCCCGTACCACTCAGAGAACATCACACGGTTTGAGCCCGGAGGATTCTCCTTCACGCCAACATACTGGCGCCCAATGCGCAACGCCTTCTGCCCAAGCGTCTGCTGATTCTTCCGCTTCGCCGCACGACGCCGCATCAACAACGACGGCTTCTTGCGGCCGGCCAAGTACGCGTCAAGAAGATCACCATAGATAGGCTTTACTTCCCTGTTCGCATAGCCAAGGTTCCACTTGGCCTCCGAACAAGCGCGAGCGGTCTGCTCACCAAAGATTCCGTCCGGCGGACCCGGGATGAAACCGGCATTCGTCAGCGTCTTCTGTGCGTGTACAACATCCGGCCCACGCATAGGCGGGCTCGTCAAACTAAGAGTGCGCATTCCTGCTCCTCAGATTGCGGTGCTTACAAACCAGATGATACCGGCTAGTATCCCGCCACTCACGACACTAGCCGCAATCATGCCGTGAATTCTACGCCCCTCAGAGAATCCCTTCAACCGTTCGTTCTCAAACTCCAAGTCCGTTACACGACCGTTAGTCTCACGCACTTGAGTATGAATCGCGCTCAACTGGCGACCCAATTCGTCAAGCCGGTGAAGGATAATCTGGATATCTGCTTCGCTCACCGTAGCCCCAAAAGATCCAGCGGGTTACCATTCTTGACGCCAAGGTGAAGGTGATCGACGCCGTTAGCAGCGCCACCGTAACCAATGACTTGACCCTTCTTCACCTTGACTCCGGGCTTGATGTTTTTGGCAAGACGGGAAAGGTGCGTATAAAACCACTCATTGTCGTTAGATCCAAGATGCACTTGATACCCAGAGAATCGACTACTAGGGTCAAGGGTGCGCATGTGTACCTTACTAATAACGCCATCTTGCGTAGCAAGAATCGGCGTGCTCGTCTTGACACCAATGTCGATTGCGTTATCCGACTGCCAGTTACCAAGACTGTGTGTGCCAGCATACGGGTTACCAATAACCGCAGCCTTGACAGACGCGGGGTAGCCTCCTGTCTGGAAAATCCTGCCGTCCTGCGCCCCACCAATAGCCTGCTCTACGGGCGCAGAACCCGCGTTAGCGTCAAACTGTGGGTCGCTAGGGATAACTACAGACGAATCAACGGCGCTGCTCGCAATGGGAAACTCCAAGCGCAACTTACTACGCTTCGCCAGCGTAGGAGCAATATCAGAAAAGTAACGATTCGTTGCCATAGCAGCAGTCTACCTATTCTCCCTCTGGCGCCTGCGCTCCTCCCGATACTTCTCTAGCACGCGTTGCTTTTCCTGCTTCTCCCGCTCCCTCAGGCGCTGACGCGCAACCGGACCCTGAACCGGAACGCGCTCAATGGTCCCACCAAACGCACGCGCGGCCAACTCGGGCAACGCCTGCAAACCAAGACCGGCAAACCCGCGCGGCGTTACCGCGTACGCCGCCCCTTCGCCGCGCGGCTCCGTCTGAGGAATTTCCCTACCAGTAGCAAGACGACCCGCACCAAGCAACAAACTACCGCGAGGAGTGAAGTACCGTTGAAGCAGACCCGCAGGGGCAAACAGGCGCTCCACCTCCGACAAGGCGACCTCTCCCATCTCGCCAGAAATAAACTCTCCACGCGGCCGCCTGCCTTCCGCTGTGATAAGCGGTTGCCCCGGAACGCCAAACCCCGCAATGCGCAATGGAGTAGTGATAACAGGAGCAACATTGCTGGCAAGGAACGATGCTCCGGGAGCGCCCTCTTCGGCCTCAAGAAGACCAGCAAAAGTAAATGGGAAGATGTTGGTTGACAACGCCTTGGAGTAAATGTTCGGACCGCGCACCTCCTCGCCAATCTTGATGCCGTCCTCATAGAACGAGTCGTAGTAGCCCTGACGGGCGGACTCTTCGGCTCCGTACCGGGCCATAGCATTCATCGTCAAAGAGCGGCCCGGATACTTGAACGGAAGTGTGTAGAAGTACAACTTGAAAATGTGCTTGTACCACTGCCAGAACGGAATAAACGTAGTGATCATGCGCTGCTGGCTGGTCAATCCGCGCGCGCCGCCAAGAAAGTCATCGGCCTTCTGCAACGCCTCATCCCGGATGCGAATCAACTCTGGCGTCAACGGCTTACCGCTTGCAAACTCTCCGCGCGCAACAGCCTCAAGCAACGCTTGGAACTTGTCATTCAACTCCGCTGCCTCAAGCAACTCGTCATCAATCTGCTTTGCCAAACCAGACTTCTTGATTGACTTCTTCACCTGCTGCGCAAACACAGACAAGCGAGCCAAGTCCTCGCCCATCACGTTGTAGTAGTACATGTAATTCATGTACCTCTGGGCAAGCCGGAAACGCTTCTTCTGGCTCGCCACAACCAGATCGCCGCCCTCGTCAAACATTCCGGCAAGACCCTTGTTCAACAACTCCGGGGGAGCATTAGAGAACTTCAGCAGCCGCAATGCTGCCGGGTAACCCCCAAGACCATTGCCAAGCATCGACAAGAACGCCGAACCAACAACGTTTGCAATGGGCGTGCGCGGAAGAGTTGTCAGCGTGACGCGAACCCACAAGCGCGTCAGTTGGCGCAGCCTGCCCGGAGCCTGAGCCGCCGCAGCCAATTCTTTTTGCAGCGCATCAAGGCGTCCCTTGCTCAAAATAACAACCGTCGAACCCTTCGGAATAGACTGCAAATTGTCAAGCGCGTTCTGCGCAAGAGTCTTCTGAATTAGCACCGACAACTGGGCGTCATCGACCCCAACGTCACTACGGCCACCGGTGCCGACTTCTCGCAACTCTTTAGTTTTAACAGTCTCAAAAGACTTGTCGTCAAAAAAGCCGGTCTTATTGTTAACGGGAAGAATGACGTAATCGGCACCAAGTTCGCCGTTGCCGTTAATCAATCCGGCTTCGGACAGTTCCTCAATCTGCTTTTCAAACGTAGCCGCGTCATCAGAAAAACGAACCGTCGTCCCGGTGCGCATCAAGTAATCCGTAAGCCGCGTAACAATCTCATAAGCCACAAACGGGATACGCATATTCCGCGCCAACGCTCCAGAGAACTGCTCAAGATCCTCAAGCGAACCAAGCATTGCGAACTGGCCCGTATAAATATCCTTAAGGTCGCGCGGCCTTCCGCGGTCCACCAGCGCAGCCTTGGGAAACACGGTTTTCTTTGCACCCTTGGTGCCACCCAGCGTTGGCATAAAGGCGATAGCCCCGGTGGGGGTGTCCGACGCCTCAAGCGCGTCCCGCATCAAAGACTCTAGAACAAAGTCAACATTCTTCCGAGCCGCAAGAATCTTTTCGTAATCCGCCTGCGCCTCTTCAACATCGCGTTCTTGCGTCGGCAACTTTTCGCGCGCCTCCCCCGCAAACTCAACATCGCGCCTCGCGCCCTCAAGTTCAAGTTCAAGGTCTTCCCTTCTATCGGCCCTGATTTCGTCAAGCATTTTGCCAAACTCGGGGAAGCGTTCGCTAACCAGCGGATTGTCGGGCGTTAGAGCGATTACCTTAACAACGAGCGTCCCGTCGTTGCGCTCAATCGAATCAACTACCTTGAACCCCGTACCACGCGGGAGAATAAACTCGCGCTCTCCCGCATAATTGCCGGCATACACGCCATCGCCGTAGAAAGCCTTGGACCCTTCCGGCACAAGAATCTCAAGCATCATTGAACTGTTCGGATCGCCCGTAAAGCCCTCCGCCTTATCGCCCCTAAAAGACGTAGAGACAAACCCGTCATCAATATAAACAAAATCTTCGTCAAGAAACTGGTCAATAAACTTTCGCGGAAGATCGCGCATCCCGCGGTACACAACTAGGTCTTCTGTCGTTGCGGGCAACTCGTCAAACAACTGGTCCATTACCGCAACGTATTCCATGATCTGATCGACAACGTCGTCCGCCGCGGGGAAAAGACCATCGTAAGTATTTAGATTGCCGTAGGTTTCACCGCCAAGGCCACGCAAAAACTCGTTAATCGGCCTATGCCCAGCGCCTTGATACTCGCGCACCGCCTTAGGGCCACGCTGGACAAGGGCGGCTACAGGGTCAGAAGAAACAGGCGTCGGCTTTATTTTCTCGCGCAAACTGTTAAACCGGCGCCCCAACACCTTGCCAACGTTTGACTCGTTAATAAAATCAACGCCGTTATTTAGGGCGTTTACAAGTAACTGATTACCGTCTTCATTAACGCTTTTAAACAGATCGTTAATTAACCGGTTTTCAATTTCAGTCGAACCACCACTTGTCTTAATTAGTTTTTCAATCTGTTCAAGTTGCCTAGCGACGGAAGGAATTTCATCGACAGATTGATAACCGGCAAGTTCAATAACGCGCTTATAGGAAGGGTTGTTATCCCAGAAATCATTGATGTCGGCCTTTGCAAGGGCCGCGCCGCCCTTGAGTTCTCCCTGCGCCCGATGCATAAGAGCGCCACCCTGATCAATACGGTAGACCCTCAAATCGTCAGTGACAATAATGTTGTCTAGACTCAGGCCGACCGTGTCCCAGTTTGCAAGCCACGCATCAGCAGCAATCCCCTTAAGAACCTGTCGGGCAACAGCCTGAGCCTCATCGGCCTTGGCCACCTCAAGAAACTTATTGAGCGTGACGCCCTCAACAATGTCATTAGCAATAACAGCCTTGCCGTCAGGAGTAGCGGACAAGCGACTAGGCGGAACAAGAATTCCTAGTCGCCGATACAACTCGTTGGCGAGCAACTCGCTAACAACTTGGGTCGGGTCGTCGTACTCCTTGACGTAACGCTCAACCCCGTCCGAACCGCGCCAAACTCCCGTTACGCCAGAGACGTTACTTCCTGTTGCTTCACCAATCTTTTCGCCAAAAACAACGTCGGGAGAAAGAGCAAGAGATTGGAACTCGTACTCCGGAATATCGGCAATCCCCTGCACACCACTTGGCTGATCGACGGTTCCCGCGCGTTGCTCAATCTCTGCCCACGCCGCCCGTGTCGCCTCAAGAATCTCCGCCCTGCGCTCCTCAGTAACAGGAGCAATACCATCAATCTTGTTGTTGGCGTAATCCTCAAGTTGGCGCAACGCCTCTTCAAGAAACGGAATTCTCTCTTCTGCCGCAACACCGCGATTAATGGCGGCTTGCATATTGCTAACAGCCTGTTGAGCAAAATCAATCTCCGTTGCCTTCTGAGCAAGGGCCTTATCAAGAATTGCTTCAACTTCTGCGCGAGCCTCATCCGGGACAAGAGGCATAAGCCGCGCAATCGTCAAATCCTGCAAGCGCGCCGTAGCCGCCAACCCTTCGGCGCGACGGCTAATCCCGGTCGGCGCACCAATGCCCAGTTGGCCGCGCAGGCGCTCAGTAACATCACCCGGAAGATCAGCAATACGAGGATCAACATTTACGCCAAGCCCTGTAATCGCCCGGACGTTTTCCAATTCGTCCGCAGACAAAAGATTCTCAAGGCTTGCGGTCGGCGCGGCGCGACCACCGAGACGGCGCCCAATGCGCTCACCGAAAACCTCGTTGTAGGGCTTCTGCAAAATCTCGCGCGCACGGATAACGGCTTCTTCCGGAAGGTCGTCAAGCCTGCGCAAAACCTTAATCTGCGCTTCAAGGTTACTTGTTTCAAGTTTTGTCAACTTTGTAACCGGTTCACCCGGACCAGCCTTAGAACCGTACGGAGCAACGCGCTCCCAACCAGCGCCGGGCGACTCGTCACTAAAGCGAAACACATCGTTCCCATCGGCCTCAGGATCGTCTCCGCGCCGCAACCACAGGCGCCCCGCCAACACGTCCTCCAACTCGTCGGCGTAAGCGCCGGGCGAAAGATCAGCCACTTTGCCGCCCAAGCCCACCGGCATAGTGAACGAAGACGGCCCCTGCGTGTCCCACAAAACACGCATAGCAAGATCAGGACTCTCTTTGTAAATCTCAGTAAACCCGGCAACAATAGGCGCCGCCCGTTCGGAGCCCAGTTGCTCAACAATGGCCGAACTAATTGCGCGGACAGCGCGCGCATCTGCCTTTTCTCCGCGCCGATAAATAGCGCGAGAAATAGGATTCCCACCCTCGTACAAACGCTTCCGCAACAACGACGCGGACTTTGAAAAGAACGAAGACGACGGCCGGAACACGCGGTCAGCGCCCACCTCAACGCCGGTAACATCGGCAATAGCGCGGAGCGCGGGATCGCGGACCTCAACACGCTCAACATCAGCAATGCGTCTCGCGCCGCGAGCAGCAGCGGCCGCGGCGCGAAGCGGGGCGCCCAATGCTGGAGCGGCAACAACGCCAGACGGCCCTTGGAATCCGGGCCTAAGCGGAGCGCCCAGCCTGTCACCATATGCCGCCGCGCTTGCACCACGGGCAATGGCGCCACCGACACGCGGTGCGCCGGGGATACGGGCGGCGACAGCGCCAGCCTTGGACGCGGCTCCGCCAGTCTTGAGAGCAACGGTCGCGCCCTTACCATACAGACTTACAGTAGCCGCAGCGTCAAGGCTCGTCAGGACGGGCTCAGTCTTTAGTGCGCGGACAAGCGGCTTGTAATCCCCCAGTTGACCCCCGGTTGCCGCGTACAACGTGGCATTGTTGACGGCGAGAACAACAGATGCCGCTTGCCGCGCAAAAAATTCGGCCATGTTGCCAAGCCCGCGATAATCGCCACGCTTGTCCGCATCGGTCAATTGTTCCGACAGCACGCTCAACGCAGCAGGCATTGCGGCAATCTTCTTGAAATCGTTCTTGGCGGCTTCAAAAAGGCCCGCTAGCGAGTTGGTGTGCGTGCCGTACGCCGCATTGACCAACTCGTAATCCGACATTTGTTGCAATTGCTCTACGCTAAACGGAGACTCGTACCCCTCCCACGCCGGATTCTCGTACGCTCCCGTTGCCATGCGAATCCATCGCTCGCGCTGCTGCGGCGTAGCCGCGCTTTCGCGCTCCTGCCCACGCTGCGTGATGTCATTCGACATGTAAATGAAATTGCGGTCAAGATCGTCGGCGGCCGCGATACGCATGTTGACTGGCTGGCCGGCAATTTTAGAAATTGCTTCGGCAGCAAAATCCTTAGTCGGTTCTACGGCGTGCCGATCAGCCCAACTCTTAACAATGGCGTACTGCGGAACAGAAGACTCAATTTCGTCATCAGCCTTCTTGACAGTATCCGCAAACGCGTCAACACCCTGCCCCGCAATCTTCGTTCCCTTATCAATCGCCGGCGCAACATACTTCTTAGCCGGCTCCCACCCCTTCGTCTTAACGATACCCGCAGCAGCACGCACAGCATCAGCCGCATAATCAAAAGCCTCATCAAACTCTTCGCCCTTACCGACACCACGCGCAGCAGTGCGCGCCGCAAGCGTCAATGGCGAAGAAGTCCCAAGCCCATACGTTTCCTTAACGTTGCCAAACACCTCAGAAAACGCGCGCCCAATAACCGGGATAACATCCCGCTCATAAAAATCGTCAAGGCCGATATCGTCAGCGAGATTCTCAAAGAAACCCGACGGCTTCTTCTCAACAGACTTCAAACGCTTGCGCGCAGCCTCTTCGCGCTGCTTGGCGAAACGCTTACGAACATCTTCGGGATTAGGACCAGCACCGGCTTTTCCGATAGTGCCGCCGGGTCCGCCAAGGAAAATGCCCGACTTATTTGCGGGGCGCTTCGGAGCCACGCCTAGCCCCTAGCGGCAGCCTGTACCGCCTTCGCATTGGCGCCGCCCCACACAGTGCGAAGAATCGCAGCGACAGCGTCTCGGCGCGAATAGCCCTGCGCCATCACAGCGTCAATCAACTGTTTCGCAACCTCACCAGCCGGAGCCCTTCCCTCACCACGCGCAAGCGCACCAGTGCCGACGCTAGTGATATCAGCCGCGTTCGCGCCAATAGCCCTAGCAACATAATTCCGCCAGAACGATTGACGCTGCTGCACCGTCTTACCCTTGGGATCAAACTGCACACCAGAAATATCCATCGACTCGCGCTCGCTAGTCTCAGGATCAATATACGAAATAGTGCCCTGCCAACCGCCAGCGCCCTTGCGAACAGAAGCCTCCTTCGCAATGTCATCAATCGTAGAGATGAGATCGTTGATATTGCCCGTATCCGCATTCGCCAACCGCTGCTCACGCTGCGCCGCCAACTGATAATTACGCTCCCAATTAGACTGGCGTTGCGCCTCCTTACGCTCGGCAGCATTCAACTGCGCCAAATCAATGTTATACGCCTGAGCAGCCGCAGCGCGCTCAATACGAGCAGCCTGCTTCTCCTTCTCCTCACCACGCAAAGACTCCCTAAACGCAGCAACGTTCTTCCGATAATCCTCAGCCCGCTGCTTCTCCGCCTCAGACCGGCGACCAGCCACATCACGCTGCAAACGAACCGTCTCACCAGCAGCAAACAACGGAACACCAGCCTGAGCCTGAGTCGTACCCGTCACAGCCCCAGTCGTCAGCGCCGACCCGGCACCACCAGCAGCACCCTGAATCGCCTGCTGCGCAGCAAGATTACGCGCTGCCTGACGAGCAAGCATCTGCTCAAACGACTCGCCAATCGCGCGCGCCCCAGTCTCCTCAACCTCGTACCGCTTCGCAATAGACTCGGGCGTTTCGACAGACTCGCCTGCTCGGATGCGGGCCTCACGGGCAATTTGCCTATCAGTCAGGTACGGACGATCATAGGGGCCGACGACAGTAGGGCGCGGGGCAGAACCAGAAGACGCGCCACCGCCGCCGCCAACCTTCCTCGTCGAAACCCACTTCTTCCCATTCCAAACTTGGCGCCACCCACCACTAACTCGCGTATCGCCCTTCTCCCACTTTTTATCGCCAGCAGCCATAACTACCTACTTAAGATTCTTGATCATTGTATTAATTGTAGACGCTTGCAACGGCGTGAGATTCATCTTCAACAACGCCTTCAACGCCGTCGTCTTCTGCGCCTTCGTCCCCTTCCCCCTTAGAATCTTATTTGTCGTAGAACGGAACGTCCCCTTCGGCCCCGGCGTAAGAGTATCCTTCTTGGCCCCGCCCTGACCGCCACCAGCAGCAGACCCCGCCGCGCCGCCACCACTAGCAGCAGGCGGCGCAGCACCCGGCTTCCTACGCACAACCGTACCCGGCTTCTCCCCAGCCTCCTTCATCGCACCAAAAAAAGCCTCACCACGACCACCCTGAATCTCAGACACACCCGCCTGCAACTGACGCAACAACTCATTAAACCCAGTCTCGCCAGCCGTAGCCCGCTCCGCGGCCTGAGCACCCGCAACCCCAGACCCACTAGAAATACCAGAAGCGGCACGCCCCTCCGCAGCCTCAGCACCACTACGCCGCGCAGAAAGAATCAAATCGCCAAGCGCCGTACCAGCAATCGACTTCTTCCCCTCCTCCGACAACACATCAGAACCAAGAACCGAACCATAACTCTCAGCACTAATCGGCCGACCCATCGCATCACGAATCACAAACTTCGACGTATCAGCCCCAGCGCCCGGAGTTCCAAACACATCAGCAAACGACGCGTACCCAGTGCCGCCCTGCCCGCCATACCCAAGGCCAAGGCTGCTCATAAGATTCGTGAACTGGCCGGAAAACTGCGGATCCAAATACCCGACTTGCGTCTGGGCCTCCTTCTCTACAGCAGCCTTAGTGGCCTCCTCGTCAATCTCCCCCTCGGAATCCGACGCGGCGGTTCCGCCAGTAGAGCCTTGGCCCGCTTGCGGCTGCTGATTCTGCTGCCCGCCCTGCTGCTGCCCGCCACCAACATTAATAGTCTTACGCTCGGCAACCCACCGCCCATTCTTCCACACCCACTTCCTACCCGGACCCGGGGAATCCTTGGGCTTAGGCGGCCGCTGGCCGCCCTGCTGCTGACCAGTCTTTCGACTAGCAGCACCAGCAGGCTGGGCCGTAGTCGGCCTAGAAGCAGCGGGCTTAGGAGCAGCGGGCTTAGGAACGACGGGCTTAGGAGCCGGTCGCGTAACGGGCCTAGAAGCAGTGACCCTATAAGCGGGGGCAGTGCGAGCCACTACTCAGGAACCAGCCCGGCCCGGCTTCGGCTTCTGATTCTTCTTGTAATTCTTGTACATCTGATAAGCCGCATTCTTACGACCACCAGCCTTACGCATAAAGTAATTCAAACTACCCGGCGCGGCGGGAGCCTTCTTTTCACCACCCGGACCCTGAGCAACTTGATCAGCAAGACGCTTCGCAGCATCACCAGACTCGCGGGCCCCCTTCGACTTATCCTCACCACCCCGACGAGTAACCTGACGCGAACCACCCATCACATTCCCGCCAACCTTGGCCGAAGCCTCCTTATCCTGCTGCACCGAACTCTTCGGCACAGAAACCCGACCACGATCCTCATTAGCCTTAGGAACCCGCACATAACGCTTCTTATCACCAGAACCAACCCACTGATCCTTCGGCGTACCAGAACCCGTCGGCCCAGTCTTACCAGCCTCTACGCGAAGCGCGCCCTTACCACGCGAAGCCGACCCAGCAGCCTTCTCCGCGGCAGACTTGCGCCTCACATTGCCACTGCCACCAACGCCACCAAGGAACGTCCCGCCCTTGTACGGCTTCTTTTGAATTCGCGCGGGAATACCGGCCATCGTTTACTCCTTAGACAATTCCGCTGGCCTTAAACTTAGCCAACTTCAACAACATCTGCTGATTCGCATTCGACTCATCAACAAACTTCTTACCACGATTCATACTCCGCGGCTTCGTCTGACGCTGCTGCCCCGGCTCCATCGCAATGCGCGGCATCGCAGGCTGAAAATTAGTCCGTTGGGCCGCAAACATATTCATGGTTAGAGATTACCAGAAGCCGCGTCAGGCTTAGGAAAAGATTCTTTTACCTCACGAATCTTAGCGGCCATATCTTCTGGAAACACTCCAGCGTGATACAGCGCATCCAACTGATCACCAATCTCCGGATACGCCCGCGCCCGATCACGCCGAAAATAATGAGTCGGCTCTTCAATAGTCTTAATCCTGTCGATCTCGGCCTTGATTTCATCCGCGCTAAACCGCTCGTCTTCCGGCGTATCCATCCAATCAATGCCTTCAATATCGCCCGAATCACAAGTAACCATCGGCGGCTTGTTGTGCTGCGCGAAATACAAATTACCAACAGCCCAAAGAACATAGTTAGTTTTCATCAGTACGGAAACCCCACAACCGAAACATTGGCCTTATCGTTGGTGTCCGTGTACTGCCCGCTAGGCGTATACAACCTAAAAGTGTACGAACCAGCATTAAGGTTCATTTGCTGCCAACCGGTCGGATAGGTGCGGTGATCCCAAGTGTTGTTGTGATAATACCTAGTCCACTCAAACCAGCCCGTGACTCCATCTACCGCGCCGTATTGAGCATATGAGCCACCACTAGCCGCATAGGCCGAAACTGAAATAAGGAATATCACCCTGCTTCTAGTTGGGACGGTAAAGCCGGCCGTCGTTTGCTGATACTGTCCACTGGGCCAGTTATTAAACATAAAATAACTTCCCCAAGCCTTGCCGCTTGTCGCCAAATCCGAAACAGTAATAGTCCCGTCAACAATATTGGCGGACGAAACAGAATTTGCCGCAAGGGTCGGGTTTGGATATGTCCCGCTCAACGACCCACCGGCGGCAAGACCACTGATGCTTGCAACATTCGGGTTCGGGTACGTCCCAGAAAGCATCCCGCCAGCAGCGCCCGTGGGAGGCGACGGAATTGACCCACCAGCCTTCGCAATAGCGTCAGCCAACTCCTTACCATTGTTGTACAACGCAGCACTGGCGAGCGGACCGGCGGTAGCAAGGTTCTTACGAATAAACTCGTTATCGGAAGCCTGCGGAATCACTGAATCGTCCTGCCGCGCCTAAGACTAACAGCATTCAACGCAATATCGTAAAGAACAAATCTACCGAGCGTGGAACCTTTGTCACCGGCGGTAAAATCTGTCTTAAATCCCAAAGCAAGCCCATTATCAATCGGGCGAGGAACAAGACTTACCCGACGAGATTCGCTGTCCTTAATAGAAGCAGTCGACGGATACGATCCAAACTGTTGAGCGATTGAAAAATCAAATTGAGGATCTAGTCCTTCCGCTGCGTAGATAGAAAATGGAGCATCAACATTAACCGTGCTATCTGCCGAGTATGTGAATGTCGCCGTCTTGTAGGCTTTTAGAGTTGCGGCGTCACCCAACGCAAACGATTTTGTTTCGACAGTCGCATTAAACGGGTAGTCGGTGCCAGCGTCATACAACTGGTCAAAGCCAAGGGCTGTGGTTTCAATTTCCTCATCAACAATTAGCATTGAGTCAAGAAGGACAATCGCGTCACCAGCGGGGTCGCCAACGCGATCACCGACAAGAGGGGCGTAAACCTCGTTAGACCCACTACCGTCCTGAACGCCAACACCATAACTAATCGGATCATTGTTAAAGTTGTAAACATAAAAATTAGTAGTAGATGTCGTTGTCCGCATGGAGAAAACGAAAGAGCGATTGTCGCCAGTCAGCGCAACGCCACCGTCATAAGAAGTGGACAGCGGGACAGCGTTTGTTGCAAATACAAACGCATCATTAACGCGCGAGTAAATTCGCGCTTCTCGCTTTGACCCGCCAGAATCCAAATCGTTAACAATCAGTTTTTCTGACGTTACAGAAATATTGTTAACACCATTAAACGGGCTGATGTCTGTAGTCACGGAAGGCCACGCTCCGTCAGTCCTAATTGCGTAACTGACAGTAGACGATCCGCCAACGCAGACTACGTTCCCGTCGCTAGAAATTTCGCAATATGTAGCGCCGGGAACAAGATAGTTTTGTTCAAAAACGTACCCCAGTCCATTCCACGAAAAAATACTTAGCATCCCGCTTGAAGCAATAATTGCCGTAGAGCCATCCCCGGAAAGCGCTACCGCTTGCCCAAAACTAGACGAAGAGCCAACAGCACTACCATCAATTGTTGAGTGGTATGACCATGCCGAAGAATTGCGTCGAAAGACATAACACTTGTCGATTCCGGGCGCGCCAACAACGACGCAGTCAGACGATGTCTTTGCAAATCCGCAAGCCTCCCCCCACAAGGCAGTTGTCGGGTTGGCGTCCGGGTCGAGGACATTAGCCTCGGAAGTCCAAGAAGTGCCAGTCCTTACAAAAGTCGAAAGATAGGGGCGCGCCGACGGGTCAACATTTCTGGCAGGATTACTCGTTGCAACAATTCGCTCCCCAATGTAATCCATGTCAAAGTCTTGAAATCCGGGGTTGCTGTTAAGGCCGCTGAGTGCTGGTCCAATTGAGCGTTCAAAGACGTACGAAGGCGCAGAACGAGATCCATCGTTTCTAAAAACACGAATTGAATTAATTGTCTGTACGCCGGCGTTATTGTAAAAATGGTTAATTATGACCCGGTCGCCATTGTGCGAAGCAATAGGAAGCGAGCCGTCTGGCATCGGAGCCGTAGGATCAACATACGACAGCGGATTATTCTGCGTCGTATTGACAAGCGTTATAGACGTGTTGGGATTTACCGTCGTCTCGCCAACAACAATTTCCGTCCAAGAAAAATCGTTGTACAGATCACAAAGAAAGTGCGGGCCGCGCTCAGTAAATATTGCGTAATGCGTTCCCCCAATGACAGCAGAACCACAAACAGAATTCCCATCAACATTCTTAGACTTATTGTAAACAGTCCACTTTTGCTGAATTTTGTCGGCCATAACGTTTTTAAACGATGCGCCGTCGGTAACGTAAACACCATCACGAAACGCAAACATAACACCAGCAGGAGTTTTCTGAACGCTATCCGCATCAAGGCAACCAACGTCAGTGGATATAGTGCGAATATTGAAAGAACTTCCATTAATGCCACCCGCTGGCACGATAGTTCCAAGCACACCACTGATTAGCAGCGTTTTCTCCGCACAAAGCACAAGGAGGTTATTCGCATCTAGGCTTACAACCGCCACAATTTCAGCAGTATCAATAGTGATCTGTTGCGATTGCGGCCATCCGGCATACAAAAGCGGAAGAAGCCCGTCCGCATTCGTATTAGCGGCAGTAGCCGGCTCCCCAGTAATCGAACTCCACACAAGGACATTCTTCTGCGTTGGAAGCGGGTTGCTAAAAATAGATCCACTATATGTTGACGTGGCTGACGCGAGAAGAACCATGCGATTTTGGTGGACACACCCGAACGTCGCACCAGAAGGGAAAGCACTACCGCCAGACTCAACGAGTTTCCCGTCAATAGACCAGTACGGAGACACCCGCACAACGCCACCCGATGCAACGGTAAACCCAACCTTCGGCGGCGGGTAAACGGTATACGAGTTAAGAGCGTCTACTCCGGTGATAATCCCAACGTATTCTTTTGTCGGAACGCTATTGTTGTCCTGAACAAAAATAAACGACCCGATTGCATTAACTGTTTCGGAAGGAGAGTTAATGTTAATGCTTGATGCACTTACATCTACGGCAATTGTTGCATTGGTGTTAGAAAAAGAATTATACGAAGAGACATCTACACTATTTGCAAAAGCAGCGAACGGGTCGGTGCCGCTGCCCGTAAGCGGGAAAACGGTCAGACCGAAAGAAGAAAAAGACGGCCCCCACGCCGGGTCGCCTCCAACGCTAATCGTTTTAGCAACAGAAGAGAAAGAGTAATCAGGGGAAAGAGTCCCAGCGCGATTGTTAGTCGGAGGGCTTGGCAAAGTAAACGAGTTCCACCCGGTTTTTGTGACCGCAAACCCAGACGAAGGAATAGCGCCACCGACAACAGCCTTGGAAAGGCCGACACGCTCAACGCTAGAAGACGCAACATTTTTCAGATACGGCTGGACTGGGCCGCGCTTCGCAAGCCGACCAATCTTATCCATAACAACATTAATTCCCTTACGGAAAGCATCGTCAGCAATAAGGTGTGGCGGCAAGTCGCTCTGCTCGCCGCCACTGAACGAGTTAAACGATAGCCAGTCGCCGCGCTTACTCATCAGTAATTACTCACGTTGGGCGAGTAGTACGCGCTCCTGTCGTGCGGAGGCCAGCCGACGGCGCGCGAATAACCACTCGCCATGATCTGCGTTCCACGACCCTGACGATTCTTGACCCACTTGACGAACGCCAAGTAGAGCGCGTCATACTTGTTTTGCAGCGCAGTAGCGAGGGCGATGTCCTCACCTACGGCGTCAGTAAGGCGAGAGGCTGCGCCGATGCTGATGAGGTGTTGCCATTGCGTCGGCACGAACGTCGGCTCGTCGCCGGCAGCGGCGAGTTCGGTGGGCTCTTGCGAGTAGTACAGGGTGATCGTGTCGCCACCCAGCAAGTACGCCCAAACACCATCGGTGCCGTACGAGGGTGCATTGCCAAGCGGCGTGTAGCCGTACGACAAGCCGCCACTGAGAACGACGAGGTTGGTGGTGAATCCGGTTTGGCCGGTGCCGTAGATGCTGACTTGGGCGGGAGCGTTGGTTGCGCCGCCCGACGTGACAGCGCCGGTGGACACGGTTCCTGCACGGTCTACGCGGAACGTGTTAAGGCCGGTGATGTTTAGGTTGCCGTCAGCGGCGCTGTAACCCTGCGATTGGGCGGTAAGTTGGTGACCACTGTAGTTGTGTGGAATACCGATAAACACGGTGTCGCTGGCGGAGAAACCGTGATTGGTTGCCGTCGTCAATTCGTAAGTAGTGCCAACAACGTTAGTAACGTTCGTTACAACAACAGCGTTTTGCGCCAAACCAGTGAACGTGGACGTAAGCGTATTGTCGTGAACAACAAGATTAGTCCCGGCGTACCGCGTACCGCTCTGCGGATACGGCCACAAGTACACATTATCCAAACCCTGAAACGCGTACTTGCGAACATAACCAGTCGGCAGCGTCGAACTAAGTTGCAACACCGTCTCCATATCCGTCTGGTCAAGAATGTATCCCTCGGTCTGACCAGCCGCCGTATACAACATGTATTGCAACATGCCGAAATCCGTCAAACCCCAATCATCATCAATTGTGTACAAATTCTCCGTAGACGCAATCGGCACAACACGACTGCTGCACCGCAACTGGCCCTGAACAACAAGATCCCGGTACACATCGTTGACAAAAATGCCGGCGAGCGTGTCGTCCTCTACAAGCGCCATGTTCTGAGCGCGGTCCTTAAGGTCTTGGAAAGTACTCACTCGTCCGGCACCTCAATCTTTTCCGGCGCAAACGGATCAGCGCCCTTATGCGTAAGAGCAAACATCTCCAGCGACACCTCAGACTGGCACACAGGACAACGATTCTTCACAATCAATGCAAGCAACTCGTCCTTGCTGCGCAAACCAGCATAATGATGCGCATGGTCGCGCCAAACTTTTGTGTTCTTAATGTCCGGCGGCGCGGGGAACGGCTCTAGGCACGAGCCACAAACCATTCCAGCGGCGATCCGGTCAATGGCCTCTTGGCCGACAAACCACTTGATCGTGGACTCGTCGCCCGGAGCGGCAAAATCTTGCACCTCTTCGGCGTGCGCATTGACCGGATCGCCAAACACTAGATGACCTCTACCTCAAGCGCCTCTGCCTCTTCGGCAAGAGCGTCACGATCAACAATGATCTTCTCAAGAGCCTCAACGACGGCGGCACGGTTGGCGTGCGCGCGCTCGTAGGAAAGGACAGCCTGCGGGTTGTAGCCATCCTCAAGGCACTTCGTGGCAATCGCCTCAGCGACCGTCATGCCCTTCTTGGCGCGAACCTTCTCGTAATTTGGCCACGGCGGCGGAACAACAACCGCGTCAACCTTGACGTACCAGTCACCATTGTCGGCATTGCTGAGGAGCGCCCTCTCTGCCTCCTCGCGGTCATCCTTGTCGGCAAGCCACTCAGTGTCGTACAGGCTAAAGTTAAAGTCGGGACGCGAAGGATTGCTTACGCCGGTAATGCGGCCGACACCGTCCTGAATGGTGACGCCGCGCTGGTACGGGACGGCACCAAAAACGTCAGGAGCGGAGTGCCCAGAGGCGTCAACGCGCTCCGGGTCCGTCCGACGAGTCGGCGTACCGGCCCAGTGCATCATGGCGGCATACGTCTCGTCAGGCTTCGCCATGCCGTGCTTAAACTCTAGAATCAAGCCGGGCTTCTTGATGTGCCGCGGAATCATTGTTCCCTCCGCGGTTTCAAAAACCTCGTACTCCTGATCCCCACGAACGATCATCATGTAGTTAGCAGAGCGGCTAACAAATCGCATTGGTGTTTCTCGCTTTCTGTATGGAAAAGGGAGCCTCTAGCACTACGTTTGATTGTAGCGCCAGAGGCTCCCGAGGGCTACCAGAAAACCGGTAACCGTGTTTTTGGCTTAGTAGCCGGTCACCCCGCGAAGGATCGCGTGGTTCTGCTCAACACCGACTTGGAGCGAGTACTCGGTCAGGTACTCCTGCTTGACCGAATCCTCGTCCGGGGCCTGCCGGTTCGGCAGGAGGACGGTCTTGCGCAGAGGACGCATGGTGACATCCTCCATATCCACCAGCACGGCCCAAGAGCCGATCTGATTGCTGGCGGTGGAGAAGTCAAGCCAGTCGCGCTTCTCAACGATCTTAACCGTGCCACCGTTGGCGCCACGGTACTCTTGCAAAGCCACGCCGTACGACTTCACGTCGGACGAGGGCGGGGCCAACTTGCCCTGCGGGAAGGACGACAGGGCAGACACGATCAGCGGCGACGCGAACAGCACCTTGTTGCGGGAGCCGTAGCGGAACGCCGAACGAAGGAACGTGGCAAAGCCAGACTCCGTAAGATTGCCGCCAACGGTCGTGATGTTCGTGCTGATGAAGTCCACCAGACCACCACAGTAACCAATCGGCGTCGAACCCGACACGTCCAACTCGCGCTGACCAAAGAACAGCGTGTTCTCCATCTGGCGACGATGCTCCATCATCTTCTTCTTGGCCTCGTACTGCGGCTCGCTGCCACCGTACAGGTCAGAGTTGATGAGGGTGTTCGTGAAGCCAAGAGGATCACGCTGGATCTGGCAGTAGTTGTAGTTAGCAACCTGCTGCGTCTGCTTGATCGTGCCAAGCGTGGCACCCTCGGCAGAAGCATTGCCAATCTTGATCACGTCCGTGGAGTCGGTGATCGTCGAAGCGGCGACCGAACCAACCGAACGGACAACCGTCAGCACGTCACCAGCGACGGACGTGACGCGGACATTCTCGCCGTTCGACATGCGAAGGATGTCGTTGGCGCGGAAGTACGCACCCGTGCCGGTGGCAACGGTGAACGTGGTAGCACCGGAGGCAACGTTGCCACCGTTGTTGAGGGTCGTGAGGCGCGGGACCAACTGATCCGACAGCCACTCAACCTTCTGCGACTTCGCGGGACGCGAAGACACCTGCGAAAGCATGACGGTGAACGGAGCGTCATCGGGCTCCAACTGCTTGATGACCGGGTCCATATCGACAACCCGGCGATTCTGGAGGATGTCGGCGTCATCGACGACACCCGAAAGAACGGTAACAGCCATCTGTTACTACTCCTTGACTTGTGGTTTTCTTCTGGTCGAAAACCCTAAGTCGGGGTGTCGCTCTGGTCCAGCGGCCCGGTTAGGCGTTGAGAATCATGTTCCGAATCAGATCATCCATCTCGTCCTCACCCAAATTAGTAGCGTCCGTAGTGTTACGCGTACTAACCGTGGGCGGGGCGATTGGCTCCTCATCGGGGACAATCATCCCTTGATTCTTCATGGCTTCTTGATACTCGCGCCACTTTAGAATCCCAACAATTGTACCAATTCCCTCCGCAAGCGCAACCGGATCCGACTCGCTACCCGGAGGAATAATGCCACTAACATCATGCTGGTCGATAAAATCTTCGACCTTCTGCTGGTAATCCTCATAATCAGGCACAGACTCAACCAGCATCTGGTACGCCTCGCCCATCACGGCTCGCTCATGCTGCTCAACAAGCGGCATCGTCATACCAGTCAACTCGTCGCGCTCCTGCGACAACCGCTGCTCAAGCCAATACTGAGTAGCCTCCCACGGCTTCATCGTCCACCAATGCTCAAGCACCGCATTAGCAAGATCATCCGGCAGCCGGTCAGCGTTTTGAAGCACCCACATCGCAGCATTCGACGGGTTCTGCTCCGCAAACTGAACCAACTCCTCTTCGGTCGAAGGCTCACCACCAAAATATTGCTGCTGGAAAACAGGCTCCGGCTCGGGCTCGGGCTCGGGCTGCTGGCGCGACTCATGAAACTTGCGCTCCAACTCCTTGTACGCGTTCTCAAGATCATCAACGCTATGGTACTTGCCGGCAAAAATCTGAGGCTCTTCGTGCTCCTCAACCTCGTCTGCCTGCTCCTCAACGTGCTGGTCGTCAACTTGGTCCTCATCGGCATTCGCGGCGCGAATGGTATCCATGAGGATGTCGTCATCACTCACTGTGGAGTCTCCTTGTTTTGAGTTTCAACACCCAGTCTATCCCGCGGATTTCTCCCCGGAGGATATCTGTTTGTTCTTGTGAAAGATTATCGTATACCAACTGTCGGATAAGCACATTCTTACGCGCGTCAAGTTCGGCCTCTACCGCGCTCCAACTTGTCTGACTCAGTACAGAGTCAAGAAGGGTGCTTGTCATTATTCGCCTTGGGCTGCTTCGGCGGCACCGGCCAACTGTTGCTCCTCTACACCAGCAGGAACACCTGTGTTGGGTGTCGGTGCCGCCGCAGCCTCACCCCCGCCGACCAGTTGCGGAGGGGAAGTCGGTTGAGCGGGAGCCTGCGTAAAATACTTCGTCGGCTCCTCGCCAAATGCCTCAGTAACGTCCTCAATAACCTTCTTCAAATCCAACTGGACACCAGCCTGCTGGGCCAGCATGTAATTCGCCGTCAAGAAATTAGCCTTAGCCAGCGCCTCGGCGCGCTTCTCCTGCCGAATAAGCGACTCGGCCGCATCCTCAACAACATACTCGTACTTACCCTGCAACATGGCTGGGTTAGCCGCCTTCCAATCAATACCAGCAGCGCCACGATCAATACGAATCGCCACGTTCGGCGGCAACAACTGCTGATTCAACATGATCTGCTGCTCACCAACACGCTTAAGCGCAAACAAGACTTGCTGCTTCATGCGCATAATGCGCTTCGTCGCCATGTTCTGAATAATGCTGATACCCGTAGCCGTCGTCTGATCCATCTGCGAATCACTCGCGCCACTGAGATACGCAACAGCACCACTCAGGTTCTGCAAATCACCCTTCAACAACTCCTCGGCCTGCACAGTCGGCCCAAGAATGCTCGTATTCGGCTGCCACGGTTGAATCTGATCAGGCCGCGCCCGCAGAATGCCACCCGGCATAAGCCGAAAATCCTGCTGCTCCGCAGACGGGTCAACAAATACCGCAGCGTTAGACATAAACCGCGTGTTATCAATGCGGTGATTCTGCATCTCCCACAACGCGGCCTGAATATCAGCGATCATCCCAACAACGCTATGACCACCAATCTCAAACAGGCTCGGCATCGGACTGGCAACGACAAACGGGAACTCGCCATGCCAAAACGGGCTGCACTCATGCCGAATGATCGTGCCCCTGTTGGCAACAGTCGTCAGGTAAATCTCATCACCCTGACGGTGCCACCACTCCACAATCTCAACGCGACCCTTGCGCTTGTTGTTGCCCTCATCGAACTCGCCAGACGAGCCCTCAACAATCTTGTCCACATTCTCGTAGACGCCACTCGCCTCAAGGCTGCGCTTCGTCTCGTACGTCACATGGAAAACCTCGGCCGCATCATCAATAGAATGCGCGGTCGGATCCCACAAGAATTGTTTGGCATCAATAACGACAAAGCCGGGCTGCTGTCGGTACGGGACGCGCTGCTCAACAACCTTGCCAACCTGACCACCAAACGGCGACTGTTGATACTGGCGCTGCTTGACCTTACGCCACTCCTCGCGCCACGTCACCTTACCAACCGTAATGCCGCGAATCAGCGCCTGCAACACAAACGGCACCAACTTCTCATGGTACCTATCCGCCTCACGCTGCTGATTAAGAAGATGCTCATGCAACTCTGCCGAATCATCGTTTGCCGGCTGCGACGAGATGACTTTGGCGCGCTGGTTCTCGTCAATCATGTTGCTGGCAAGCAACTCAACAATCTGCATGACGTACGGCGGGTGTAGATCAGACTGCCAATCGTCGTCACGCGGCCGCAGCACGGCATTGTAGGCGTCGTCACACTTCTGGTACTTCTCTACGCGAGCATGGTGCGGGTTGCGGGCAGCGTCGAAACACTTGTTAAAGCGCGCAATTAGTTCCCGCTCATTGTACTCAGCCATACGTTTAGATTAGCACCGGCCAGCGCGTGATTATCACCGTTACGTTTTAATGACGCGCAGGGAATACCCCGTGGACGAATACTCCGGAGGAGAATCGGCCTTGAGAAGCAAAACGCCGTATGTTGAAACGGCGCGTTGTCCGGCTTGCGGATAACCACCAGCCTGCTGGAAATTCCCAACCAAAAGAAGCCTACCATCAGAAAGGGGCAGAACGTCTTTCACATCACCACTTAGGAAAGGGCTCCAAGTGGTGTCGGGCGTCAAATCAGAATTAAATCGAATAGCATATCGCACTTCAAGGGTTTCAAGTTTACTAAAACTACCAACAAAAATATGCTTACCGTTTATAGTGAGGTAGTCGAAAATGAAGGATGATGGGCTATTTGCGGGCCAATCAGCAACCGTCAAATCGGGATTCAGTTTAAAAACTCCAAACCGGGTAATACTTCCATTAACAGTGTTTCCATATGGAAAGTTAACAAAAATAGAGCCGTCATTTAAAATAATAATTTTTTGAACGTCACTGTTAACGGTTGTAGTAAACGAGGCGTCAAACGTCCCATCTGCATTAAGACGAGCAAAATACTGTTTAGAGTTACCGGCAATAGTATTGAAATACCCGCCGAAGAGAATTTTTCCATCGGGCTGAATAGCAAGCGTTTGTACCGTAGAGTCTGCACCGGGATCAAAACTAGTATCAAGACTGCCGTCTACATTAACACGGGCGATGCGACTTCTTGCAACTGCATTAACGGTACCAAAACTTCCAACAAAAACAATTTTGCCGTCTGCTTGCAATGCCATACCCCGAATGTTGCTGTTAGGGATCGGATTCCAAGAATCAAGTGATCCGTCTGGATTAAGCCGCGCAAGTCTAATACGACTCGTTCCATTAACAGTGCTAAAATCGCCCCAAACAACAATCTTGCCGTCGGGTTGAAGGAATCCCCCTAGAATCTGACTATTAAAAACAGGGGCAAATGTTGCGTCGTGTGTTCCGTCACTATTCAAACGCACAATGTGATTTTGCCCCAAAACGCCCATTATGTTTTGTCCAGAACCCCCAATAATGACTTTGCCGTCAGTCTGTTGAAGGGCTACATAAAAAGTAGAAGGGTTACTTGTCGTTACCGCAAACGAAAGATCGTAGTTTCTCTTGAAACTCCAAACAGGATCAAACTCAGGGAGGTTAAACGTTGTAGACCCGTCGCCTTCACCATACTGGGTTCCAATAGTGTTAAATAGGTCGGAGTACAACGTTCTGGAGACAGCAGAACCGTCACACGCAAGATATCCCGCAGGAATAGAACTTGGACTAACGACAATCATGTCTCCGGTTTGAACGACAGTTTGTGTAGCAATGTCACCCTCAACCGCAACAATGCGCGATTCGTGATTAACGATGTCGTCAACAATAATGTTGTGCGCAGCGGAGGTGTACTTTTCGCCCGGAATAACTGTGTTAGGAGGAACGTAAGTCATTCAAAAATATCCTGACCATCAAAAGAGGACACATCAAACTTAAAGAACCTAGGCCCAAACGACTCGTTGCCACCAATAATCGACAACGCGATTTTCATGGCGAAACCCATTAGACCAGTGCCACCAAATCCGTTGCCGTGGTGGCGGTTGTAACGATCTTGGCGCGAATCGGAAGAATGGCTCCGGCGGGCACGTTCTTAAACGTCAGCGTTGCCGTGTCGTTAGACAGTCGGGCCGCAACGTCTCCGGCCCCGCCAACAAAAATGCCGCGCGTGACGGCCGTCAACTCGTTGGTGTCGTGGGGAGTGATAACAAAACCGCTTGTTGCCGGGGCTTGTGTTTCCCTAGCGTTTTGAGCAAAATTGTTTGCAGCCGGCGTCATTTACATCATCTCCCCGGCGTACTCAGCGCCCTCATCCTCAGACTCCATGCCATTGTCTTCCATCTCGCCCGCATCCTCAGGACTCATAGTCGGGGGCATCGGCTCCGTACGAGCCGCCACTCCAGCCGGATTAGCCGTCGGCATCATGCTGACAAGGCGAAGAATCTGCTGACGCATCGCCTCCTTCAACATCATCTCCTGCTGTTGTTGCTGGTCAAGCGCGGCCTGTTGTTGTTGTGCGAGCATGGCAAGCACCGGGAGCAGTTGCGTCGCCGGGGCCTGCTCGCCACCCATCGGCGCGGCTTGTTGCATCTGCTCCGGATCCATTACCGGGCCCCCGCGCTGTACTTCTTAAGAAAATTTTGGACCTGCTTGGAGCGGTCGGGAATCTTGTTGATCTGCTTCATGACGGGCCGCTTGGCTCCGACAACCTTCTTCTTAGGGTTTGCCATTAGGATTTTGTCCTTCCTGCAACGGAACGGCGGGTCATTTCGGCCTGACCGTATTTCTTACGTCCAATACTAGCGGCTACAGCGGCTGGATCAGAAACCTTGCCTTTTAACTTTTGGACAAGCCGGTCAAACCCGACATAGCCTTTATCTTTTCCAGACATAACGTTAGTCTACTTACTCTGGTTCTGTTTGGCAATCCTAGCAGCCCACGAAGCGCCAGCCTTTCCGCCCCACGCGAGTTGTGCCACGTCCCACGGCGTCACTTCGCCGGGAGCGGCAGTTTTGCTGCGCCCGCTTTGGTGGCGCGAGAAGAACGAGTGCATGCGCTTGACGTGTTCAAGCGTCAATGGCTTACCGGCTGCGATCTTTCGTGCGCGAACAGCGGTAGCGGGCTCAAAGCCCTTGCCGGCCTTACCGGCGGCAACAAGTTTTAGGCCGCGTTGTGCAGCCGAACGGGCGCCGGGCGGTGGTACAAAACTCATACCAAGAATTTATCATACGCGTGGTGCGCGTTTCACTATCGTGCGCGGCATTCGCGTCTTTTTCTGCGGCAACAAATTAATTGGCTTGTACATTGTTTCCTGCATAACGGCGAATGCTCCACTAGCGGCCATGACAAGGTCGTCGTGGCACCCATAATCTGCGCCTTCGCGTCCGCGCCGGTCATATACAAACGTTTTCAACTCGTCAATCAGGCGTTCGGAGCAGATTGTTTCGGGATGATCCCGGATCTGGGATTGGATTGCGGATAGCATGCGGGGCCGCGTGTTCTGATTAGTGAGCCAACCGATTTTCCGGTCAAGGTCGGGGCGTGTGCTGTTGACGTGGCGTGGCCGGTACAGGTTCGGGTAGTTGAATGTGGTTGTGAGCATGAGAAGTACGGCTTGGCCTTGGTTGTTGCGCTCTACGGCCAGTAGTGCTTTGTTGTAGGTGTGGGCTAGGCGGCTGAGGTCTTCGGCGTACTCGTCTAGGGCTGGCCGGCCGTGGTATTCGGCGCAGATTTGGCCGTTTTCGGCGTCGATGACGATGGCGGCGGAGTAGTCGGACCCGTCTTGCGAGTCATAGTTTGTTACGCGGGCTTGATAATCGTCTTCGGTTACGCTGCCTGCTACGTCCGCAAAGACGATGTATGCCCTGTCCTTTTTGGGTGCGTGATAAATCTTGATCGGGCCGCTTGTGTCTTCAATAAAGCGGATGCTGCCGCCACGAACGGGTTGTCCATACATTCTGCCGCGCTTGCGCGGCTCAGAATGTTCCAATTTTTGTAGAAACTGGAAGTATTGTCGGCCTGTGGTTTCGGCAAAGTCGCCCAGTACGCGGATTTTGTAGGCCGGCGAGTCGATTCCCCATTGTTGGGCGGCGTCGGCGGCCCATTCTGGCGTGACAAGAGCGCGAGCGGCGTCTGGATGAACCTCTTCTCCGGTAAAGTTGGGAGAGTCGAACGCGCTGATGTGGATGCGGTTCCATCCAGAGTCGGGTTTGAAGGCGCGGTAGAACGTTCCGGCGGTGCGGGTCGGGTTTCCGATGAGGAGTACGCGGGCTCCGTCGGCGGTGAGGAAGCCTTCGGATGCTTCAAAGATGGCGTCGTCTACACCACTGGCCTCGTCTACGACGAGAAGCATGCGTGGGGCGTGGTGGCCTTGAAAGCGTTCGGGCGTGTCGGTGCTGAGGCCGATAGCGAACCAGTCGGGTGCGACTTCCAACTGCGTTTTGTACAGTTTGCCGAATGCTGGTTGGATGTTGTGGTGCCGCATGGCAATTTCGCGCCACAAAAGTTGTTCGACCTGACTCCATGTAGGCGCGGTAGTGATGACGCGGCATGGTCCTTGCAGCATGAACTCTAGTACGACGGCGCTTGCGACGGCGGTTTTGCCCGAGCCGTGGCACGAACGCACAGCCGTACGCTTGTGTTGTCTCACACTATGGATCACGTCCCATTGTTTGGACCATGGGTGCATGCCAAGAAGCGCCGGATACACCCAGTCGGGATCCTCAAGGATCTTCTTACGCAAGTCGAACTGGTCCTGCGGAAGATCATTGACAAGCCGCTTCTTCGTCCCAGCCTTCGCGCGCTTCTTGTTCTCCTGCTTGTCAATCCTCCGGGTCATCGACCTCTACGCTCTCTGGCTCAATCTGCTTGACCTCGCGCTTCGGCAAATCCTTCGCATCAATCCGCCCCAACTGGTTCCAATCAAACGTCGCAGACTCAATCTTGATCGTGTTTGGCCGCTCCTTCGCATACCCGCCGGGGAACAGGCGCTCCAACAAGTGGGCGTGCATGCGCCAATCACCATCACCACGATCCATAACATTGCTGACAAGGTTCGCTTGAAGCGTCGCGCGAGCCTTCTGAAACTTCACAGCAAACTCGTCCTCCTCCTCAACGCGGCGACGAAACGTTTCCTGCGGAATGCCATGCGCCTGCGCAATCGTCATCACCGCAACAGGGCGCCGAGCCATCTCCAGAATGCTGGCCTTGGCATCCTCAGAAAAATACTTGGCTTCTGTTTCGTCAGTCGTCATCGCGGCGGTCGTAACGAAGATTATACTTAGCGTGCTTCGCGGGTTTCCTGTACTTGAACGTGGAACTTACATCATCACAATGCACAATCTGCACCTCACCCGTCACCGTATCAATCCACTTCACATCGCCACAACCCTTCTCGTTACGACGCGGCTGCTTATACGAGAACACGTCAGCAAACGTTGACGGTGGGTATCCGTGCCGCTTATTGCCGCGGCGAACACTCTGCGCATCGTTATACATGCGCATCTCATCCTCATACAAATTATAGTTCCGCTTTGGCCTCTTCACGATTCTCCAATCTCACAAAGTATGAAAGCCCAATTGGGGGGCAGGGACTCGAACCCCGATTCGCGGGACCAAAACCCGCTGTCCTGCCATTAGACGACCCCCCAGTACCGGCAGAGGGAATCGAACCCCCACGCCCAAAGGCGACAGATTTTGAGTCTGCTGCGTCTACCAGTTCCGCCATGCCGGCCCACACGCCGACCATAGCACACCACAACATGTACAACACGAACATACTCATACACACACCATGTGTACACACCCAACACAATTCACCACACCCACACACAACACGCTAAACTCTGCACACACAACGCCCCCACGCAGACATTGTGATGCCTGCCACCGGCCACATCTAACCGCTGACTCCACCGGAATCACAACTACCCCGCACAAGTTGCAATAAGCGGGCCTAGTCCGAGAGCCCACCCCAATAGAGGGCCGCGACACCGCAAGGTGGAGCGAAACAATGAACGGCTCGCGGGACGCACAGCGAGCAAAAACGGTCGTGCGGCTACCCAAGGGTAGGGAGGGCAACCAAAGAATCAGCGGCAAGACGCAGCCTACACCGAATTTGTACCCACAAAAAAACCGGACCGTGGTTGGTACTGGCGACGCGGGCGCGGGGGGGTTGTCGCTCGCGCGGGCGTGCGGGTGCGGGCGGGCGGGCGCGACGCGCGCACGGGGGGGGCGACCCCACGCGCGGGACCGCCCCAC